TAACGTTCGCTGTGTGCCGCCCACAATATCTCGCCTATACCTGAACTGTAATCCACAACAGCCATTGCGGCATCGTGGTTCATACAATTGATTCCTAATATCCTCATTCTTTTTCCTGGTGCCAGCCCATGTCCTCTATGTTCTCACTTTTACACGTTGGACACACCCACCATTCCTCGGTATCGTAATCCTGGTCAAGCTCGTTTGCAACCCCTTTCCATTTGCAGTCGTAACAGTAAAAGTTCCACCATGTCATTAAAAATCTATCCTAATCCCTAACTCGTGATTATCTTTGATTATATTGTAGTTGTATACTATATTGTAAGTGTGCCATATGCCCCTGTATTTCTGTGGGATCATCTTGGTCACGTGGTAGTGTGCTAGTCCCCTCGCAACAAAGTATGTCACTACCTGTGCTTCGCTGGGGTGTTTGCCCATAATTTTGTTCTTTTCATAATAAGCATCATTGTTTGCTATTTCAATTGTCTGTAGCATATCAACAAACTGTAAAGTATTGAATGCCAAGATTGCTTTCTTGTCAGTGTCTGTCAAATCTTCTTTGTAGTATTTTGTTAAGTTTATTGCATTTGCAGATGTGCATAGCAATAACATTATTATGATTTTCTTTATCATTTTATTTTAAACCATCCTTTCGCCCTGTCTCTGAACTTTTCCCATTCTGATAATTCAATGTCGTATTCAAAGTTCTGTGTGGTTAGGTTTACCTGCACTTCCTTTGCGCCATTTTTCAGATGGAACTTCCTTGCCATGTCAGTCATTGGGCTCAGTGTTACTAGTCTGTTAAGATGGTTAGATTGCTTGATCATCTTGTACACTTCGTTGACCATGTGCTTTCCGCCACCTTTCTTCTTGGCCCACACTGTGTAGGCTATCGCTGTTGAACCCTGCACTCCTGCCCTGTGTACTGCCTGCATGGCGGCGTCTTTACTCATCTTGTCCATCTCCTCCACGCTCTTTGGTATTCCGTTTGTGAAAGCGAAACACATTATGGCCGCTATGTCGGCCTCCTCGTCTTTGATACCGTATATCTTCCTACCATGGGATTGCCTAAACTCTAGGCTTAATTCTGGTCGCACAGGATCTTCCGTAACATCTATGTACGGCAACTCCAACAGTTCGAACTTAGGCTTCCTTTCCAGTGCCTTTTTAATTTTTTGTAATACCATTTTATTTGTATATGAATGGGTCTTTCTTTTTCAACTCTTTGAGCCTCTTTCTGTAAGCTCTTTCTTGTTTGAACTTGTGCCAAAGATTCTTGATCCAGGTGAACATTATTTCTCTCCTATCAGTTTGTTAAAAGTTGGTAACATTAATTGTACAGCATCTCGATGTGCTTCGTCAAGTGGATGTGTTGAACCACGTGGATATTCATTCAACAGTGCCCATTGGTTGAATCCCATCATACGTTCTCCAAAAGAGAACCATTTGGTAAAATCTATCTCATTGTGCAGTGCGTTCATTAAAGAATCTTGATCCTTGAGATGTTCAAACACCTTATATAACAAACTGTTGTCAGCCAGTGTGAAAATGAATGGTATGCCCTTCTTTTCTAAAATGTTCTGTAGCCAAATGATACTTTTCCAACTAAGGTAGGTCTCGTGGTATTCATTCGCACCATATCTGTATATGGCTTCCGCAAAAGGCTTTACCCCGGTCTCCATCATTAGGTCTGCTCTCTTTTTCCATTGTTCCTGTTGTCCTTCTGATCCCGACAGTGCATTATGCCTTTCCTCACTTGAATTAGATGTGTCCCAAGGAGATATTGTGGCCCAACGTGTGCCTTCCAATTCCCTGTGTCTGGGCATGGCCCAATCGTACCGTGAGTTGAAACTCCACATCACCACCACACCTTTTATTTCTTTTGTTTTGGCCACTGCATTGAACACTCTACGAGCTATACCGGAGTTGCCTGATCCTGGCCTGGCAGTGCAGACATAGTCACCGGTGGCTTTGCTCTGTTTGTAAAGTCCGTATGCCCAAGATTTCTCACTTGGTTTTTTACCTTTGTCGTCGTCTGACAGTTCGGACCCGTATGTGAAACTGCAACCGCCTACTATGATGTTCTTAGTCATATATTTTCAAAATATTATTTAAAAGTGGAAACATATCTCCAAAATTTTCTTTCCTATACTTGTCTGTTTGTAGTATTCTTCTTTTCCGTTCTGCTCTTATTTCAGGTGAATCCCTGTCGGCGGCATTCATGAATCTAATGCTGGGTTGATAGTCTGTTAGCATGTGGTATCTATCCACTACTATGTCCTTGACCTGCCTTGGCAGTGTCTGTATGTTGAACACTTCTGGATCAAAACAGGTGTTGACATAGAAAAATTTTGGTTGAAACTGTGCCACCCACATTGCCATCTTGGCCCAATTGAACACGTTAAAAATATTCACTGTTGAACATATCTGGAAATCCATGTTTGGCGTTTTCATTTGTTTAAACTTGACAAGGTTCTGGTTCACTTCCCTCCACTTGGCTGGGTGTCTCTGATATTCAAAAGGTTCTCCCACGTCGTCAATGCTGAATGCCACTTCAACGTGCTTGAAGTAACTCCAAAGGTCAAATATCTCCTGTGGTGGCAACTGCGTGCCGTTGGTGTTGTAGTGTATGTCTATGTTCTTAGCGTAACCTTTCTCAACACAGTGCATCAAGATCTTGAAGTGGTCCTTGATCATGAAAGGCTCACCGCCCGTGAACTCAAAGTACTCCACGTGTTTTAGGTCCTCCTGTAACTCCTCAAAAAATTGTGGGTTACGTTTTGGCCAACCGCCCTCCTTCAATTGTTTCCTGGCGACAGGATTGTCTCCACCCTTGGCTGTCTCATAATCTATTTCTTCCTGTGCCCATTTTGAGGAACTCCACGATCCGCATATCCTACATTTAAGATTACACACGTTACCCAACTTAAAGTCAATAAACTTGAGTGTTGGCTCGCTATTAGGGGTCCAGGTTTCTAAACTGCTACGCATTTTGTAGATCGAGTTTTGCCTTTTAGAAGTTTTGCCAGCATCTTCTTCTTGCCAACAGCTCTGGCAACCTGTAGGACGTTCGCCGCTCGTGAATTTCTCCCTAAGCAGGCCCATGTATTCTGTATGTTGTATAGATTTTAAACTCTGTTCGTATACTTTGACATTAGGAATACTGCCCTTGTACAAACAGCAGGGAGATGCACCACCATTAACGTCAACTTCTAGATGTGTCCAAGGCAAAGGACATATGTTTGAATCTATATACTTGTCCACCACTCTAACACCCTTTTATCTCTTCTTAATATTTTTGTAATGTCCTGTCTTCTGATCTTATCAATACTTTCTTGTCTCTGTTTTCCTTTTTTAGTTGGTGTAAAGGTCTCTCTGTTTTTTAAATTCTTTATTACATCTATCAATGATCGTTGTTTTCGTGAGGCAAGAGGTTCTATGTATTCTAGAGCCTCATCAATCAGAGTATGTAGCAGTTCTTTGGGCAGTGCCAATGGACTTAGAATCTCATCATCGCTGAAAGTGAACATGACCTTTGTCAGTATCTCTGTGTCTAAATCTCTGCTCAGATCAAACATGTTTTTGAGCTCTAGTAACCCAGGCATCGTGATTGTGTAATCTAGCCTCATCTCCCTGGATGTTTTTGCCACTGCTAATCCTTCTTTGAAATTGCGTAACCACTGCTCGTAGTTCAATCCGTCTCTGATGTATTCGCCAACTTCACCTGTTCCGTCTAATGATGAACATATTTGCCAGTCCTGGAACTCAGGCAGTAAGTCAAACAGTTTGGTTCCCTTGAATGATGTCCTACTTAGATTTGTGTTGTACCTCACATACACCTCTTTTGCGAATCCTAGTTCTATTATCCTCTGCATGGCTTTCCAATGCATGTCCCACATCAGTGGTTCCCCACCACACCAATATATTTCTTTTATCCTTTTTGTTTCTACTGCTTCGACGAACTCCTGCACAACCTGTGTGTCTTGGAACTTTACTATTTGTTCTCTCAAAGGTGATGCCATCCATGGTTGTGATTCTTTGCTCCATGTCTTGTTCTTCCTCGATTCTGCTTCCCAACTACTGCTCAACATGTCTCCACACATCCTACATTTGAAGTTGCATAGATTGTTGAACCTGTAATCAAAACTGATGGTTTGCATTGTGGTCGCCCCTGTTTCGTCTGTGCTGTCGTATGCTTCGTCTACCCTGTCATTAAATAACTGATTCCAGTATGATCTGTATACGTCTGTGTTCAACAGTTTGTGGTCACACACTTCACACTCTGACAGTTCTTCGCCTGCCATCATACGCAGTCTCACAGATCGCATGTGGTCTGAATTCCAGTGTTCTTTCAGTGTAAGCGGTTTGTACTCTTTGGCGTCATTGCCCGTGTCTATGTACTGCTTGAAACTCTGTGCAGGCTCTCTGGATGCACAACACATACGCCTCTCCGTCTGTGGCGACAGGTACGTGTGGGTCCACGGTGCCATGCAGAATGTTTTATTTCCCTCATTAGGTTTTATCCTATTTGTCATATTTGTCGAAAAGTTCCTTCCATTCAGGGAACACATCTGTAAATTTTTCTTTTCTCACTTCGTCATACTTCTTGGTTCTTTCAAAAAACCATTGAAGATGCTGTGTATTATCTTTCTTATACATCCAATCCAGAGCAGATTCATATCCTTTACTTGCACGGGTAAGGTGATCCTGATCCTTTAGCCATTTCAAATGTGCTGTATATTTTTCTTTAATCTGTTCTTTGTATTCTAATGGAAGAATGTCCAACCTTTGCCAAGTTGGCATTTGTAAAAGGTTATAATTAAAATCTTCTGGTTTGATTAGGCCTTGCTCGACCCAACTCCTATGAAAATCCGCAACGTGTAATGCATTTGGAAGACTCACAGTGGAAGAAATATAGAAATCAACTTTTGGAGATACTTCCATCATTCTTTTTCTATTGTTAATAGTTTGTTCCCATTTGGTACCGGTACGCATCAACTCTGCACGTGGCCCTTCCGCGTCAAGACTGGCTCCCACAGATACTGAATCAAATTTATTCCATAATTCTAACACATCCATGTCTTTGAATTTGAGTCTTGAAAAATTAGTATTGTATATCAATCTAATATGATATGCTTTTCTTCTATCCAATTCTTTCAAAATTCTATAATGCTCCTCCATTATTAATGGTTCTCCACCTGCAAAATAAAATTGTTCAGCATGATCAATATTTTCCAAAACCTGTTCCCACATATCGTCTGCTTTTCTGCCTACTTTTATTATTTTTGCATGATTAGGCGGACCGCCATTTATTTTGATATGATCCTCGTACCAATTAGAACTAAACCATGTTCCACAACTTCTGCAGGCAAAATTACAGATATTGCTGAATCTTATATCCCAATATTTCATCACAAAGTCTGCTGTACCGTCTGCTTGGGTTGAGTTAACTAAATCAATGTTGTGTCCAAAATGTTTGTTTGAACTTAAACGTAATGAAAAGAAACCTGAATCTTCTTGGTCATAACACTTCGCACACTGTTTGCATTTCTTACCTGACAACATGTTTCTACGCATTTCCTTCATTTTATCATTGTTGAAAACTTCCTTTAAACTGTTTTTGTTGAAGTCCCCGACTGGATAGCGATCAAAACTGAAACAACAAGGGTATGCCCTGCCATCTGGGTACGCATGGAGATGCATCCAAGGAAGCATACAGAAAGTTTCACTTTCTATCAAAAGTTCCTTCTGACGATCCGTCATGTCTTTAATTTTTAATTTCTCAGGCTCCTTCGCTCCGTAATTATATGCCACGGTACCATTCTCCTATTATTGGGAAAGTCTTTTCAAAGTCCTTTCCTGATCGTTTGTCGTATTGACTGTAAAATGCTTTGAAGTCTTTCTGTAGTTTGCTCTGCTCGGCCGCACCCGCGTGTGGTGTTTTAACAACATCCAAGTAATCTATTAATCTCTGTGTTTGATTTATTTCCATATGTTCTAGGTGTTTCTCGTTACTACTTAAGAACTTTACCAAATCCAGTTTAAATTTATTTCTCAGGTCGTCTGGTAGTACAAGAGGTGATTGGAAACTAGGAAATCTCAGAATATTCAGTGTAAAATTGATTGTTGGTCCATACACCTTGCTGGCGCCTTTGAACCATATCATTTTCTCTAGAAACTCGGGTAATGTTTCTAAACATAAAGCATTTATTGTGGCCATGTTGTGTATCTCACTAGGCACTTTATCAACCATCATGTGTAGCAAGTTCGAGTGCCATGTTCCAAAATCTAATCCATCTCTGATGTATCCTGCCTGATCAAATGTTGCTTCACAACTTGTATAAAGATGGAAATTTTTAAATCCTTTTAGTTTTGTTTTGAACCGATCAATGATGCTCTGCTTTGCACCAAGGTTTGAGTTTATGGCAATACGCATGTTAGGATTCATCTTTTCACCTTGCGTTTCTATCCAGTCTAGCAATCTCCATAGATTAGGTGACATCATGGGTTCGCCTCCTGTTATTCTCAATTCATCTAGACTCCTGTGTAGATCTGTTTCCCACCATTTGTAAAACGCTTCTACGTAGGGATTTGTCTCGTCCTTCTTGTATGGTTCTGCAGAATCGTGTGCATGAGTGAAATGGTTTCTGCCATCTGATTCCAGTCCTGTATATGGGCCTTGTCTTTTTATGTTGTTGGCCCACGTGGAACTGAAAGCAGGATTACAATACGTACAGGCAAAGTTACATGTTCTGTCAAACGCTATCTCCAATGTTTTTAAATTTACATTTTCATTGTGATCATTGTTGTATGCTTTGTCTAAGTCGTCATTTGTGAATATCCTTGATTTGTAAACCCTATCGCTGATGTTATCTCTTCCTACATCCTCTATCTTCCAGCAGTACTCACATCCTGCAGGCCTCTCTCCACACTGCATCTGTCTACGTTGTTCTTTTTTCTGAATTGTGTTGTGTATGGCACTGGGATTAGTCTTAATCTCCTCTAGGTCTATCTTGTGCGGGAGTGGATGGTGGCAACTTGTGGTCATGCCACTGCCCAACCATATTGTAGCATTGTACCACTTGGCTCCGCAGAAACTTGCACTCTTTGGATCCAGTATCTGTTTCTTGTATTCTAGATCATTCATGCGTTTCTACACTCCTCCCAGAATTCCGTCATCTCAGGGAAGGTGTTAAGGAACCTTGTGAGACGTCTGCGATCGTGCTCGTTAAAGAAAGCGTAAAAGTTTCTTTTATTTTGCGTACTTGCGTCCGCGTTTTCGCGCCAGTATGCGAGATTCCTCTGCATCTTCTGGATCTCGAAATCCTTGAATATGTGTAGTCCGTTGTCCTCGCCGGAGTTGGCCTGCATGTACTTGATGTTGTCCTCGTGTATGCCCTGGTACGCCTCTGGTAGCAACGTGATCTGTTGCCATGCGGGTTGCCTCAGCAGTGGCACGTCGAACCAAACCCTCTGGTACGTCTTGCTGTATTTTTTACGTAGGTCCAATATTTTCTCTAGCAGTTTGTCCATGCTGGTTATACTGAGGTTGTTGTATGTGCATATGAACGTGATCGAATTACGTTCCGGTATCCTGTCCAGGAACTCCTCCACGTTGTCCATCATGTAGTCGAAGTCCAGACCGTCACGGATGTACTCAGCACGTTTGCCGAATGCGTCCACGCTCACGAACTGCATCATGTGTTCAACCTTCTCCTGCATACATATCTCCTTTGCCATGTTGAAGTACTTCTCCTTGAGTTTCTTGTCTGGTGGACACAGGTTGCTGGTCACATTGAGGTGTAGGTCATCCTTGGGATGATCTATTATGTACTGGAACACCTTGTAGGTGTTCACATCCATCATGGGCTCTCCTCCGGTCATACGGAAGTGCTTTAAATTCTTGTACAGGGTTGGCCACCACTTCCAAAATGCCTTCACGTAGGGGTTCTCCTCCCTGTGTGGTATGGGTTTGCGCCTGCCCTGGAAGTGTTCTGGTGCGTTATGGGGAGGAGATGTTGGATATTCGCCGTATCTGTCCACCTCCTTCGCCCAGGTTGTCGAGAACTGTGGTGAACAATAACTGCACTTGAAGTTACAAGCGTTGTTGAAGTTCACCTCCACGTATCTCGGCGTCCAACTTGTGGTCATTGGATTCTTTCTAATATCATCGAAGTCCTGCATGGCCCAGGGCTCTCCTGACCTGTAGTGCCTGTCGGACATCTCACCGGTCTTTTCTATGTTCCAACAATAACTACAACCCTGTGGCTTCTCGCCATCTAACATCTGCTGTCTCTGTTGCAGTTTCTCTTTCGTGTTGTGCAGTGCCGCTGGGTTCGACCTGACCGCCTCTGCATCCATGTTGTGCAGTGGTGGGTGATAGCAACTGTTGGTCATGCCTGTTGGCAGGTGCAGTGACGTCTGGTTCCATTTTGCCAGGCACATTGTGGGAGACACTTCCTCCAGTTTATCCTTGGCCACCAATGCGTCGTTCTTGTAATCACTAGTGCTCACGGTCTTGGACTCCTCTGTTTATGTGTTGGGGTTTGACAAACCTATAGAACTTGCTCTGGATCTCGTCCATTTCTGCTATGGGCATGTCCAACTGCTGTCGCAGGCTGTTGCCGAACAACAGTAATTGCTTATCTATGTCGTCCCTGTCTATCACACCCTTGAAGTACTCTATCATGTGGTCGAGATCCCTCACCTTGTAGAGATCCTTGTTGTAGTTTTCCAGCACGGTGTAGTAACAACCCATCCTGGCGCCCAACATGGCGTACTTGCCATACTCGACATCGGCTCCTATTGTACACCAAGTGCTCAGTGTACTGAGATTCTCTGGCCATATACTATGAAAATTATCTTGCTTGAGTGCAACACCCTTCTCTGTACTCATCTTGACACCTTCCCTGTACCCTGCAATAAAACACTGCTCATCACTGCCATTTATTACTGTGTCAGAATAGCAGTTGTGTAGATTCTCATGTGGCACGCCCCAACAGAAATCGATCTGATTCTCCTCTGAATCAGCGTTCTCGTGTGTCCTCATGCTGAGACAGGTCTCCTTAGGCCAACCAACTACGCCACCGTTACCGTACACCAGACCATTCACATTATTTTTTGCCCGCCAACGGTGCACCGCTTTTGGATTAGTTTTGTTCCAATCCAATGTGTTTAGAAGAAATCGCTCGTCTAATATGTTATCACCATCAATGCTTATGAAGAAGTCGGTCTGTGCTATGTCCGCCGCGGCCTTGTGTGCGTTGTCGAAACCCACGACCCTGTCAACCCGCTTGGCCCATGGCACCTTGTTCTTGAGGTCCGCCCAGTTTTCTTCCTTGTTGGGCTCCTTGAACGAGATGTACACGAAGTCAAGATCACTTATTCTTGTTCTATCTGCCATGTGACCCCTCCCTCTGATATTTTTTTTGGCCAGTGTATGTCTGCGTCCTGGAAGAAATAGCCCTCGTCTGCTTTCAGTAATATGCTGTACTGTGTTTTTGGCTTTGGCTTAGGTTTTAATACTATCGCTCCATCCTTGAGCATCAAGTTCTCTTCTCCGTGCTGTTGTGCCCACAATTTCTTAGCCAGTGTGACTTCGTGTTCCACACCTTGCACTGTGATGAAAAACTTCTTTGGTCCTCTCTTGGGCAGTTTATTCAGTGCATCAAACAATCCTGGCATGTAACTCCTTATCGTGATAGTGCCATACCCTGCTGACACGTGTCTCTCCTATGTAAACAGCATCTCCCACCTTGTTGGGATATAGGTATTCATTCTGGTTCTTCGCCTGCATGGTGTTGTTTACTGCTCGCTTGTGGTGTATGAATTTAAACCAATCGTAATCTATCAATCCCTGTGACGTGGGATCCATGATCCTATAAGCCAATGCAAACACAACGTCAGTGCTTGGGTACTTGTCATGGCAGTTGATAAGCATTCTTGTTTTGACGTCATTCCAATTTTTTACTACGTCTCGTGCTGTGTTGTAGAACTGCTGTGCCTTGGTGCTTTGTCTGAAATACATCAGACCGTTGTATATGTTGGGTAATTGGTTCCTGTTGAAAAGTTTCCTGTACGGTGTTTCTTTAATGATGTTGTCCCTGTAATCTCTACAATTGACACTGAACACTAGATCATGTTGCGATAGGTGGTACCACCACCAGTCCGTGTTTATTGTCCATAACATGTCCGCCTCTAATTTAATCGTGTGCGTGAATGGCGTCATGGCAAATGCCTTGTGCTCGTTGGCCCACTTGATATCATGTTCGGCACTATCGTCTTGCTTGATAACTTTTACCACGTCCACGTGTTCATTCTCGAACTTGCTTTCATTATCCGTGATCACACATACCTGGTTGTACCTGTTCCAACGTTTAATGCTCTTGGCTAGGGTAATGGACAGTTCGACGTAGTCAGTCTTGGCGTTGTTCTGTGCGAACCATAGGAATCCTTTAGACATTGGCTATCTCCTTGTTTAGCACGTGTACATCTTGTTGTTCAACAAAACTGATGTTGTCATTGTGCTTCCATACAACACCATTGTCTTCAAAACTCAAGATCTCACAGTCAGGTGGCAGTGTTGATAAGGCAAAAGGAAAAGTATCATACCCAACAAAGCCGTTAAGTTGCTGGAGTGCTATGGCAAACACATAATCGTTACGTAGATTTTTTGCCCTAATCCTGTAAAGTTCATTAAAGTACGGATACCATTCTTTTACGTATTTGACCATTTGAAATATTTGGTTAACTCTTTTATTCTTTTTAAAGTATAAAACTGTAGCCCACACCATTGGTATGAGACTAAACCTCCTATGATCAAAACTGTTCATACCGCTGAGATCATGTGCTTTGTTTGGCACAAGGAAGTCATAATCTGTATTAAAAAGTTGTAAGAGATTGTCTGTGAAACAAAAATAGTCTATGTCCATTACGATAGTTTTATCATACGGGGATAGTTCATAGGCCATGTGCCTGTCAACATTGTTCCAAGGTTTGCCTAGTTTCGTGTTGCCTAATTCAGGTTCCATGAATTTGTAATTGATTGATCCTAAAGGTGTGATTTTTTTAAATGTATCAAAATTAGTAACAACAGTTATCTCTAATTTTAGATTTTTTTTGATAAGTGCAACACATCTTTCAAGTATCTTGTGATACCGCGTGTCTTCTGTGTCAAAACAAAATAATAGAACTCCTTGCGTCATTAATCACCTTTTTTTGTAAAAGTTTCGTACATCTGATGATATGCGTTCAAGGCCTCCTGGTTACGTGCAATCAGTTTCATCAAAAAATCATCAGCATCCTTGATTTCAACGGGATTGTTGTTGGTGTCCAGTAAGAAAAAAATGCTGTGGGTCTCTTTGAGTGTTTTCACAAGGCATATTGTCTGAGGATTAGCAATGAAAAGATTTCCATTGTATGCTAATACCTGTCGAGAATGTGCTTTTTCCAGAGCGTTGCGTTTGGCAACTGCTACGTTGTAAGAAAAGTCCGATTGTTGTTTTAAAGAGCGAATATCCATACCACAATTATACAATAATTATGGTGGTATTGCAACCTGGTAAAATTATTATGATGTTGAGTTACTTACTTGAGCGTTTGAAGCCGTTTTGATGTCTGCCGCAAGTCCCTGTGAGTCGTTGGGCGATACTTCAATAAGTGCCATGGTCATTATAGGTGCCTCGTTGGGGTTGGTCGGAACACCGTCCGTGTTACCACTAGTGTACGTGTCGTCGTTGTCCCCATCAGTCGAAAGCATTTTTACAGTCATCACTGTCGCTGAACCAATTGCCGCATTTAGTTTGGCAGATATCTCAACTGTGTTGGATGTGTAACCTGAGTTGTCTGAAGTCAATTTGATAATTGTTGTGTAACCTGTACCTAGGTCATGGAAGCCATTTCCCAGGCCGTTTGTTGTGAGTGTTTCACCTGATCCTGATCTCGTACTTGCCTGTGCCGCGATGTCTAGGTTACCGATCGCTGTAACTGTTAAATCATTGAATACCGTGTCTTTGAGTCCATCAATACCTGTTGTACAACTTGGGTCGACCCTGATCTTTCCGCCTCCATTGAAGAATGCTCTCATCGTGTTGTTGTTTGCGAATGTTACTGATCTCTCAATAGTTGATGTTCCGTTCCATGTTGCTCCATTTGAACTTGATCCAACTGCTGTGGTGTCAAGTGCTGTAACGTTTACTCCACCTGCCGCGACGTCAGCCGCCAAGTTGGCTAGGTCTGAGATCAATGCTGATCTGATAGCAATGGCGTCTCCCGCTGAAACTGATGATGATGTGATCGATCTATTTAGGTGATTGGCAATGTTGTCCATTCCTGTGAATAAACTATTCCAATGTGATGCGGCGATTGTGTCACCCGCACTAACCGTTGAAATTGTTGCTTGGTTTAACCCATATACCGTTGATCCTGGACCCGCGAAGTGGTTGTATCCAAATGGATCCGATGAACTGTTTACAAACTCGTTGTATTCATCGTCTAAAATTGCGTCACCTGCCGAATATGCCATTTTCTTATTTTACTCCTATCACACACTCTGTTAATTGTGTGTCTTGCGAATATTTATCCTTCATCAACCTGCCCAGCGTATTAAAAGCGGTACATTTGTCCAGGTCAGCAACTCTGGCCTCACCTTTGCCTGCTGAAACCACGCGGTCGCCCGCTTTGCCTGTACCTGTCAATTTCACCATTACACGCCCTTTAAGTGCCACCATAGGATGTGAGTCATTATTACCTGCATTAGCGTTCATTAGGAACGCTGGTGACTCTGATATCACACCAAAAACGGAGTCTGACAGTTCATCTTTGCAAATGGTTATCTCTGCATCACCGCCTAGTATGACCACATCTCCCACTTCCGTCTGACAGTCTGCTTCGTAACGTTCTGCCAAGTCAGCATATTGCGCCGACGTTGATGTTGCATGAACTATGTTTGCTCTGATGTCCACAAGTGTTGGTGCCTCTAGCGCCGTGTCTGTGTTAGCGGCGGCCTTGAATGCTGTCCAGGCACCACCCGCGTTACCATGTACTGTTGTACCGTCGTCTGCGAATGTTTCATCCCATACCCAATATAGGTCTTGTTCTGTGGCGCTGGAGGTCTCTCCCCTGTTTACTTTTAGACCTGTGTGGCTGGGCATACCTGCGTTGTTGGATACCCCCCTGTTTAATTCTATTATGTTGTCTTCCACAGACAGCGTCGATGTGTTAATAATTGTGTTTGTACCATCAACAGTAAGGTCACCAACCCTAAGATGTTCGATCCTGCCCGTTGATCCTGTTATCCTTAATGCCTCTTTTGTTGTTCCGCCATCGTTTACCGTAAAAATTATATCCTTGTCCTGTGTGGTCTGTGCTACAGTGAAATCATCACTGGACAATGTCATCGTAATGTCATTGCCGGCACCTAGTCTTATACCATCGTCTGTTTGTATTGTGATTCTGCCTGTTGTTGTATCTGCTGAATCTGATCTTAGATAGTTGGCCGCAACAACTCCACCTAATTGTTCCGAGTCTGTGGCTGTGCCTCTGAATTTCGCTGATGTGACAGATGATGAAAGTTGAATACCCTGTGCCACTGTTGAGAAACCTGCTGACACGAGTGCCGCCCCAAGTGTTTCTGTAGAGCTTGGTGTAAATGCAAGATTTGATACTACACCTACGACTGTGTCATTGGCTACAAGTTTCAAAATACTACGTTTTACACCTGTGTTGTCTTCCGGTGATTCAGTTATCACCTGTGTAACGCCTGAACCTGCTACTGTTGTTGGTCCAATCAGTGTCCATGCCGATCCTGTGTACACATAAAGTTGTGTATTTGTTGTGTCAAACCACATGTCTCCAAGAACAGCACTAGATGGTGCTGAAGCGGAGTTTGAAGTTGATCCCACTGGTTTGAACTTAGAGCCAGTGTATACATTCAATTGATTGTTTGTCTTGTCATACCATAACTGTCCTTGTATTTTGTTTGAGGGTGCTGTGGTATTATTGAAATTCTCTAGGAGTTTTACAAGGTTTTCGTTCAACCTCTCACCGAACCCTGCGTAGCCTTTACCTATGAGTGTGAGGTCTGTGGTCGCGACATCTATTGTCCCGTCCGCTAGTGTGACCAATAAGGTCCCGAATGTGTTGTTTATCTTGTATGCCATTGCTAGTCGTTGTTTGATGCGTTGTCTCTGACCTCTGTCAAGAAACTCACATCGCCTACCAACTTGATCAAGATAGTTGCTAGTTCTGGTGTCAGCATAGCGTCAATCTTTGCTTCTTCTTCTGTTGACCACGCTGTCTCATAATTTGCGTTGATGTAGTCTGCGACTTCTTGTTTTGTTGCCATTTAAATGTACTCCTTATGCTTATTTATTACGTGATTCGATCTGCTCATCGTCTGATATCCAAGTTAAATCCCTGGTATATGCCCCGTCTAGATCGTGTATGAAAGTCTTAACGTTGCTCTCCGTAAGCACCATATTGTGGTATTTGGTGTATCTTTTGTGCAGTGCTTGTTCTTTTGTGGCAGTATAGACCAATTTCAATTTTTTTGTCTTTGCTAATTTGATAATCTCATCTATACACTGTTTCAAACAATTATGGACAATACGCTGTTTTGCGTCCTTGTCAGTCACCAACCATTCCATAAGGCCAAACGCAGTACCATCACAGACATACAAGCCACCAGCACAGATAGGCACACCGTCATGCTCAACTACTATGCCGTCGGGAGGGAGGCACTCCTTTGGAACTACACCAAACTCCCACTTGTTCCACCATTTGACAAGTGTTTCATAATCCTTGTCTCTGTCCCACGATCTACTTTGCATTTTTCTGTAACACTATTTTGTTCACATTAAAAGTCGACTCAAAACAGTATCTTACTGCATCTGCAACTTCTTGTGCTGTTAATTTTGGCAGATTATCCCATAATCCTTTTGTCATATCTGTGTCTACCACGTCTGGACATATGTCATACACCGACAAAGGTTTGTTTAATAATTCTTCCTGTAGTTCACTGATGTATTCTATCAATTCTTTTTTGATTTCGCAATACTGTGAGTACTCAAACTTATCCCACAGTTTAAATTGGTGTAGGTCAGGTTCGTCGTCTAGTCCTGACGTGCTGGTGATAACCGCTACTTGCATTTTATCAAATGAATGTTGTCCGTAAATTCTCTTCAGCAAGGTCAATTGTCCTCTCAAGGAGTGTGCATTCAACACGACGAGACCACAGTCTTCAATTTTTTCCAAAATTTTTTCTTGATCATGAACAAGGTCAAAACCATTGCTCCTGCTTAAACCCACAACGTCATATTTCTTATTCGTGTACAGATCGGCTATTGCTTTACCTATGCCTCGTGTATGACCTATAATTGCAATTTTATTTTTGTTTTTTCCTAGATTCATATGTGTCCACTAAATTTTCTAATCCTTCGAAACACTCCGAATAGTGTTGGTAATATTTTTCAAACTTATCTTTAGTGTACGCTGATTCTTTCCAAAAGTCAATCAATAACGTGGTCCTTGGCTTGGTATTTTTGTTGAAGCCGTTGTGTATTTGTTTGTCCGGCTGGAATACATAAGCGTCACCAGTTTTCCATGTCATAAGTTCTTGTTCACGTGTTTCCAAGTTCATCACTTGCATACCGCTTTGATCTCCACCACCATCGTCAAGGCACATTTGATACCGCCATCCTCCCTCGTTATCTGTATGGTTACCAATTTTTGTGTCTGGTCCAACTGTCATAATAGCAACATTAGTTTTGTATGGAAATTTTCGCAGTATAGAGTACAGCATTGGATAATCGTTGAAATGTTGCAGTTCCTTCTCCCCAGACTGTATTCCCAGTGCCTGCCATTCTCCGTGGACATAGTCACCTGACCTATCATCAAAGTCGTCGGGCAGTCCCCTAACACTGTCAGAGAAATCTTCTGGTTCTAGAAAAGTTTTGTTTGGTTGTGTATCGAACTCGTGTTTTATGTTTTCCCAGTGTTTATCTAACTGTCTGAAACATTCGCCTTGTTGTCCTTGATAAAAACTACTATGAAGCATTCAGTATATTAACATTTTTATCATGTATCTGTCTATCATGATCCTGCCAATTACTAAAGATTTGTTCGCCGTGATTTACTAATTCTTGTTGCTCACTCAATTCAAAGTAGTCTGTGAATTCTATTCCGTTAATTATTATTCTTCTATTCATTGATCCAAACACATACACAATGGCATCATCATTTCCAAGAGATACACCGTGTTTGCTGTTCTCTACCCTTGTCCACATACCATCTTCTTTGACCATGTGCGTTCCTGCAACTTGAATGCCTTTGTATTCGTACAAGTTGTCTATTAGGAATTTTGCAGTTGCGAACACTTTGCCACCTACCGCAACTTCGTCGCCTATGTCAATTAGTTCTACCGCTTTGAAAGTACCATCTGCCATTGTGATCATTGTACCTGGCATGAAACAACCACCGCCTGATCCTCCGCCTCCTGAACTTGATCCACCTTCTGAGTCACCAAATCCTGCCGCTGTTGACACGAAAGATATTCCTGAATTGAACAAGGCCTTCCAGGCTCCACCTATTTTAACATACCCTGCTGTGATCTGTTTCCAAGCACCACCAACTTTGAAGTATGCTTCTGTGAGAGTCTTCCATGCTCCTCCCACTTTGAATTCTCCTTGCACACCGATGTTGAAAACAACAACCGCTTTTCCGTCTGCTCCTGGACTACTAGGCTGTCCACCAACTGCCACTCCTGCTGTATAGTTAGATTCGCCTGTGCCTCCTGGTGTCACACCTGATCCATCGCTTGATGAACCACTGGATGGGACTAAATTTGATCCAGACTTTCCGCCGGTACCACCATTGTCGCCTGATCCACCGTCTCCTGACGTACCGCCGTCAACACCGCCACCACCGGCTCCACCACCACCACCGTCTCCGCTGTGGTCCTTGCCGTTCTCTCCCAGTGTTCCTGGTGTGTTTGATGTGGCTGAGTTTGCGTTTACGCCTGCTGTTCCGTTTGAGCTCTTACCTGCTCCTGCTCCACCTCCGCCGCCTCCTGCGACTGCGATGTCCGTTCCGTCGATCCTCACTAAAGTGGCTCCTCCGCCACCTCCACCTGCTCCTGAATATGGTTGTGGTCCAGCGTTACCGCCTTCTCCACCCGAATATGCTGTTTTACTTTTTCCGTTAGTACCACCTGGTGCCCCACCTCCAGATCCGCCACCGGCTCCACCACCACCAACTGCGACTTCTAATGTTGTGCCTATCTGTCCTGATGTGATCGCCAAAGCGGTTTTTTTGACATGGTGTCCTGCGGCTCCTGTTCCTCCAGGTCCGCCTGCGTCTGCGCCTCCGCCTCCGCCTGCTCCTGCCCAAAGGTATACATCTATCGATGTGGTGCCCGGTGGTATGGTTGCCTGCTGAAGGGTTCCTGTGTAGTTTAATGTCTTAGTGACTGCGACCATTTGGGATTACGCCTCCCTTACGAACCAAAGATCCCCGTTTGAACCTTGTCCAGATGTTGGTGCTGAAGTCTCAACGTATCTGTTTCCTGCGATACTGTTACTGCTGTCATCTGAGATTGTAGATCCACCCCAAAGTTTTAATGATTTAGCCACCTGTCCTGTAGTCGGAACAGATACGCTTGATGTACTTGTAGATGACGTGATGTCTGAACCTACTGCCGCTAAATTCATGTTTGTTACTGTCAACAATCCTGCCGCAGTTGTTCTTAAGAATTTTGAATTTTTGTTTGCGTTACCGTCTGCTGTTGCATCTGTATCTCTGATTATCTGTGAGAAAGAACCTGTTGTGCCCGCGGTCCAATAACTCTCCGAAGTGTCCCAGAATAGTCTCGCCTCACCTGACGCTTTCTCAACAATAAGTCCACCGTCAACGTCAGAACCGTTGTCTGAGTTTACTTCTATAAATGCATCAGTGTATGTTGAAACGTCCACACTTGATTTGTCATAAGATCCAGTGATTGTTAAATTTCCTGTTATTGTTGTGTTACCGGTAAGTGTTATGTCGCCTGAGGTCCCAGTAAACGCCAATGGGGTTTTTGTGACTCCACCATCATTTATTGTGAAACTTAAATTTTTATCCTGTGATGTTTGTGCAACTGTTACATTGTTACTTGCAACTGTCACTGTCAATTCCTGTGCATCACCAATTATTATTCCTGAGTCTGTGTCAATTGTCAGTGCACCTGTTGTTGTGTCTGCCGCATCTGCTCTCAGGAAGTTTCCACCTGCTATTACTGAGGCTGATGTGTTTGTTGTGCCTGACACATCTATGTTGCTGGCCTGCGTGTTTGTTCCTTCGAACACTGCACCTAGTGTAGAATTTAAGGTCAATCCTGCTTTGATCTGTGCGAAACCTGACTGCGAGGCAGTGGGTGTGAAAGTCTCTTTCGAAACTATTGACACTCTGGTGTTGCCCACGTACATAGAACTTACTACCTTGTTACCTCCCGAACTGGCAAGTGTTTCAATCTTCCAGCCTGACAAGGTCTGTCCTGATGTGTAAACTGGTCCAACCAGTAAAAACGCAGATCCTGTGTAAATAAAAACTTGATCGTTCGTTGTGTCATGCCATAGATCACCCGCTGATGGTGATGTAGGTTGGCTTGAACTAGATTTTGCCCCGCCTGTGGGTTTGAAACTCGTTCCGTCGTAAACTTTTAATTGGTTAGTTGCTGTGTCAAACCACAGTTCACCTTTAAGTGGTGCTGTGGGTGCCGAAGTTCCAGAGGCGTTCTCTAATAATTTTACTAGGTTCTCGTTAAGGCCTTCACCAAATCCTGAAAATGATTTTCCAAACAACTGCAACGAAGTGCTAGTATCTACCGTTCCGTCCGTGATCGTTGTAACTACTGATCCGTCTGTTTTGTTAATTGTGTACGCCATTTGCTTATATTTAGCACCTTCCCACTACTATATTAATTGTGCCTATTTCCTCTGAATCGTAATTTTCTAATGATTTTCCTATCACTTCACCAACCTGTGGGTCATGTGTTTTCTTGGCAACACCGTTGTTGGCTGGATCTGTAGAAAGCATATCACCTTTGACAATGTGTCCTATCACTTTGCAGGGAACTTTACCCATTAATGCTACAGGTTGTCCTGCTGATTCTGAATTCATTAAGTACGCAGGCTTTTCACTGATCACACCCGCCACTCTCGGATCATTGCCTTCGGTGGCAATTGTGACTTCCTTGTCTCCGCCGAACACAACAACTGTGCCGACTTCGTACTCAGCATCGGTCTGGTATATCTCAGCCAAGTCAGCGTACTGCGCCGATGTGGCCTTGGCATATATTGTATTGTATTTCTTTGAAGCCGTTCCTATGTCGTATGTTAAATTTGTGTCTGGCTCTATTTCCTGTGTCGTGAGTTTGTCACTTAACACTAATGTTCCCATTGTATTTGCGCCTGAACTAGCAACATTACCTGTGAGGTTACCCGTCAGTGGTCCTGCGAATGCCGTTGAAGTAGTCGTGCCTGACACTTGTAATTTAGTGCTTGGCGTTGCTGTCCCTATACCTACTCTTGAGTCTGCCCCGTCTATGGTCATCACAGTGGTTGTCACTCCGCCGTCATTGACCTTGAAAGTTATGTCTGTGTTCGTGACAGTGTTTGATATTATTCCTCCAGAGCTATCAACTGAAAATGTTAAATCACTGTCCGCCCCAACAACTATTCCGCCGTCATTGGCAACACTGATTGTACCTGTAGTGGTGTCATTGGCGTTTGATCTTAGGAAGTTTGCCGCGGCAACTCCTCCTAATGCATCTGAATCCGAGGCAGTGCCTTGGAATTTCAAATCGCTGATCGCTGTAGAAAGTGTTATACCTTTCTTGACTGTTGCGAAACCTGTAATGGTTACCTTTGGTGTAAAGGTGTCTTCTGATATGATGGCTATAAGATTCCCATCATTGAATAATTTTGTTATGTTCTGTGCTGTGTCTGATGAATCATTTATTGTGTCAAATGTGAAACCGTTTGTGGTCCCGGTCGTGCTCGGTGGTCCTACGAGAACAGAATTTGATCCGTCATACAAATATAGTTGTCCTGTGTCGGAATCTATCCAAAGGTCTCCCCTTGTTAGCGAACTAGGGGCAGTTGCTTGGTATGGTACATTTCCACCAGCAGGAACAAATGTGGATCCTGAGTATACTTTCAACCTGTTGTTTGTAGAGTCGTACCAAAGTTGTCCGCTGATTGGTTTAGTCGGGGCAGTGGTGTTTGAAAAGTTTTCCAAAAGGTGCAAAAAGTTTTCGGCGATGCTCTCTCCGTAACCTGCATATCCTTTTCCTATGAATGATAAATCAGTCTGTGAGTTGACCACACCGTCCTGTACAGTGTACTGGTTTGGCGATGCCGAACTATTTGATTTGTTTACAGTGTATGCCATTAGTATCCTGTGTTACCACCTGATGTCGTTCCGCTGACAGTGTTAGATGTTGACAGTGCCGTAGAACTTGTTTCAGTGAATGTTGTCAAACTCTGTATCCTCAGTGTGTAATCAATCTGTATAAGCCTGTTCAATGATTTCTGCACAGGGTGGAATATCACGTGTGTCAACAGTTTGTTGGTTGATCCGTTCTCTGTTCCCTCCCAGCTCTTCAGACCTAGTTCATCAAAAACATAGTCACCGTTGAAGTCGGTTGTGTTGTCGAACGCCGCCTGTCCTGTTGGCTCACCATAGTCAAGTGTGCAAGTCACAACTATGTCGGTGTACTTGTTACCCGCTGTGTGTCTCACTTCCATCTTGTTCCTTGTGGTGTCCTTGTTTGTTGCGGAGTTGTCATCTATCACTTTGTAATAAGTTTGATTGTATAATGCGGCATTGGTACCTGTTGAGTTTGGAGTGAGGTACGTGATCACACCAGTTGGATCAACGCTCGTGCCACCATTGCCTAGTGCAATCTCGTGTACGAACCCTGTTGTCTTGTTTGCTAGACTGTTAGCAAGTGCCTGAGACATGTTTTCATAGTGTATCGCATTTCTCTTGTCTACGATAACCTCACCTGTCTCTGGATCTGAAATCTTGATATGCCCCGTCATCATAACACCTGTGTTATCCTGAGGCTTATTGTTATCTTCTTTTGCTTCTGTGGGTTTGTTGTCCTGTGTCATCTAGTGTATTTATTCAGGTGCGTTTGTAGGCTCGTTAGCAATGAATTTAGCCTGTTGTGTGCCAGAAGCCTGTAATCCTTTACCATCCGCTGGATTACCATCCTTAGCAGTGTACCATACCTGTCCTTTCTTGTGTAATATTTTGATCTGTGTGCCTGACGCAGGAACAGTGCTCAAAGTCACTGCTGTCGTGCTTCCGTCCACAAAGTAGTTGATAGTTGATCCATCCTCGCTAGTAAGTTCTAATCTCGCTAAATCGTTAGATTTAGGATTTCCGACTAATCGTTGGCCACCAATGAATATGTCTAACTCACTAGCAGAGGCTGGTGCTTGTGATAGTGCGAATGTTGCCGTGCTACCGTCGCCTGTGAAGGTGTTGGTGTAAACGGTGTCCGCATAAGGGATGGTTTGAGTACCAGACGCATCTACCACTTCAGTGCCTGATCCATGCTCCTTAATTCCTGTTCCAAGTGTTCCACGTCTTAGTTGTCCCAACGTGTTACTTGATTTTGTAAAGTATTCTATTCTCTCTTTGTCTATGAATATGACACCTGGTACGTTCGCAGACGCATTTGGTGTTGGTAAAACACTTGCATCTTCCACCGTTATGGTCTGTGTTCCCGCGGTCATGTCTAGAGTTAATTTTGTTGTTGCTGTCTTGCTGATACGTTTGTAGAACGTCCTGTTCATCATGTCTTTAAATATCCTGAATCCTGTGGCATTTACCGCTGAATCCACTGCGAAGTACATCACATCCAGGCTGTCCGATGACGTGATTGTTTTTCCTTTTACAGTGATTGTGTTTCCGCTAACTGTATAATCAACTGCCTGTGTCAGTTGTTCTCCGTTCAACCACACATATGTGTATCCTGCATTTACTGTGTCGAATCTCAACTTGAATATTCCTGAGCCCTTGCCTTCTAGCACTTCTCTTCTCTGTTTCATGCCAAGTGCATTGTTTATTGATGTGACTGAAAGAACGTCATTGGCTGTGATAGCATTTCCATCTGCAGACAATTGGGTTGTGTTCAATATTATGTCTGTCCCTTCATTGTAGTATTGATAGTCTGTCAATGTTGTTATTGCCACAAGATCGTTTGAACTAGGAGCAGTCTTGAAAACTATTCTGTCAGGACTACCTGCAATATCTGTTGTAAGACTTGATGAGTCAGCAGTTCCAGTTGTTGCGTCTGCCGTAGTAGTAGTTCCTGCCAAGTCCACAGTGTAATCAGTGTTTAGTACCTGTTGGACACCGTTCAAGTGCACCTGTATCTGTGCGGCACTTGTGATACTTTTTCCTGGATCCACGGTAGAATCTTCACCTAAAGGATTTACCCAAGAAGAATCTTCTCCAATTCCTGTCAAAGGGTTAAACAAATATCGTGTTGTAGTTCCATCTCCGAGATAGTAACTTATATCTGGTCCACGTAACATTTTTCCGTTTAATTCGATCATAGTCAATCCTGAAAGTGGTCCTATAGCACCAGGTGGATATGTTAACGTGTATCTGTTTGTCGATCCATCATATGTTATGGCTTGGTTTCTCACACTTGCATAACTCCTTGTAGATGTTGCTGACTTGTTGAAACCGGCTATCTGTATGTAAGAACTTGCTTCAGGAGCCGAGGTGAACACGACCGTGATCGTGTTGGCCGAAGTGGTGGTCGAGTATGCAGTTGTTGGCACACCATCCACTGTGACATAGATGTCAGAAGATGTAGAATCTAAATTGAACTCACCTCTAGTTGAAGTAAGGAATGTAGTAGTACTACCGTCTCCTGTGAATGAATTCAACACTCTGTAATTTTCTCCGGATATAGCAAACACTTTCGTTGATATCTGTGTGTGATTTGCGGGTGCCGTGTCAAATGTAATTGTTTTGTTTGCAACATTGATTGAATAATCAGACACTGTTGAATCTAATGCACTGCCTTTCTGTACCACACCGTCAACTGCAACAGTCACTGACCCAAGTGAGCCAGGATAGTCACCTATACTGAATGTCGTCGTGCTTCCGTTACCTCTGTGATTCATCTCACTTATAAATGGTACGCCAGACTCTGGTGATGTGTAAACCTTGATATCTAATGTGTCAAACAACTGTCCAGGCACTACTTCTTCCGGTGCGTAACTAGTGTCTGGGGAAACAAAGTCGTCACCCTCTAACACAATGTCACTAGGTGCGTGTCCCAGTGCCGATGTGAATAAACCACCTTTGACTATTGAATCTAAAGTCCTGTCATCTGTTGGCGTCAGCACGCCGTCGTCATCGAAAGGTATGAATTCTACCAATGCGTTGGATTCTGGAGTTTCACTTATAGTGAAAGTCACTGTGGATCCGTCACCCCTGATTACATCTGAAAGTTTCTTCCTGGTGCTGTCGTCCTGCGTCAAGTAAACTTGGTATACTTCACTGCTTGGAGGTGCAGAGTCAAATGTGTACGACGCAGTCGAACCGTCTGCCCTAAACGCCTTGACTCTAGAAGTACCGTAGTTGTCCCAAGGGAAATCATACCATCCTGCTTTGTCCCAACCCGCTTCTTGATTGAATAATAAGCCAGTGACCATTGTGCCACCGTAATCAACACCTGTCATTACCTGGTCCAGTTCATTTCCTGGCATGTCTGTACCAGGTGTGTAGAAACCTTTTGTCCTGTCGGCCGCCGTAAGTCCGGTCTCGTTACCGTATACTTTGTACACACTTCCTATGTTGTCATCGAAGTCTGTGCTTGACGTGAATGCGTTTGTGACTTTGTAAAGTTCATTGTTGTATCTCAATAGATCGTTGTAGGCGTATGCCGTTGATGCCGCCCAATCCACTACACGAGATGTGCTAGACACCCTGTCAAACTTGATCGTTGTGTCAAAATCCCTAACAAGGTCGTTGTTTAGGTTTGCATATGCTTTAGCAGTGTCCGTTGGCTTTGTGCCGTCTGTCATACCGCCAGATAAAACAACAGTTGGTGTTGTTGTGTAGTTTGCACCATTGCCTGTTACTGTGATTTTCGTTACCGCACCACTTTGTATTGTTGCAGTTGCAGTGGCGGCAGTGGTTTCTGGAGTTACGTACATCTTGGATGTGCTAGACTTGTCACTTTGGGATTCCCTGACCGATGCTGTTGGGCCATAGAAAGTGCCTGTGTAACCATCAAAGGTGTAGGTTTTGGTAGTGCCCGAACCTGAATTCTGTAAGTCGTATATCTCTGCCTGTTTTTCACTTGTGAACAATGGATAGTAGTATCCAAACTGGCCGTTTGTTGCACCCGACGAGCTAGTTGCTTGAATCTGGAATGGACCTGTGGATCCTGTTGTTCCACCTAGAATGGTCACTGTTGGCGCAACTTGATATCCTGAACCACCTGCCGTCAGTGTGATCGACTGCACGTACTTCTTGTGGTAGTCGTACCACATCTGGTATGGGTATTCAGTTAATTTTGCTGTGTCTAATTCGACGTTGAGGCTCCTGATCTTTCCTGTTGTAGCATCGTAGAAAGTTGGATTATCAAAATCTGAGAATATGCCGTCTTGTGTTTCCGTCTTATCATAACCCAGTTTGTACTCTCTTAATTTTGTGTGGAAGGGTTTGACTTCGTTGATGTAGCTCTCTATCCAACTGTCCGTACCAGTGGTGTAAGTTTTTCTCTGGTCTAGTTGCCTCACACTGTTTTTGGCATTTATGAACGATGTCTTGAACATCCAATCCACATACGTTTGCTCTGCCATAACTTTTCTTAATCCTGTAAAGAACAGTGTGTTGTATTCTCCGGCTAGATCATTTATGAATAAGTCATCCCTCAACGCTGTAAGTATTTTCCTAGTTTCTTGGCTTGGGTCTTGATCAAAGAAGTTGTCATCGAAATTATCTTGTCCGGCGAATCCTGACGCATCTTGACTGTAGTCGTAAAGTTTTGTGCTCAATCTTATCGTCCCGTTCTCTGTTCCAACATTTTTCCAACCGTCTGCTGTTTTCATAAACAGTTTCCAACCACCAGTGTCTGCGTTGGTGACTTTGACATGTTTACCTATTGCGACGTCTAAAGTGTCTAGCTCGTATTGAAACTTGACCTGCTTGTCAATTGGTGTGTTTTCGCTATGGATCATTTCATGGACCGCAGGATCTGTGCCATACCAATCTGTGTAACTCCAATAATTTGAAGTGTTGTAAGTCTGTATTTTTGTTCTTGACCACTCTGTGCCATCCCATTGGTATATTGCCCAGTAGTTGTTAGCGGTCTCGTCTGCCTTTACCAAGTAGTTCACTGTTCCTGATAGATCTCCTGTGTTGATGTAGGTCAACTCAGCATATGTGTCTACCGAAGCGTCCCATTCGCCACTCTGTGCCGTTGGTTCTGGATCCACAGCATCTAGGTTTGTTAGATTTACCTGTCCAACCAGTTGGTTTTTCTTCAAGACACTGTTGGCATAGTCTATGATCTCTTCCAATGCGTCATACCTGTCAACATACCAGCTCTGTCTCGGTCTGATGTTGTTCCCGTATCTCTCGTTCAGCGGAAGATTTAAATCTGGCACAATGTCACCAGCGGAATTTTTACCTATCAAAGAATCCCACCAACGAGTCTCTATCTGTTGTCCTGGCCTGTAGTCAGCATCGCCTTCTCTGACCAATTTCCATACACTGTGTGAATCTCCCTCGAATGTGTTTGTTCTTAAATCCACATTTAGTACTACATCGTCATTAGTTAAATTTGAAACATTGTTTAATAGTAATTTGTTAGTGTCTGTGATAGAATAGTACTTGTAATCAAATGCCCTAGGATTTGAAATGAGGTTGGCCACAAAAGCCACTGTGTTCTTCCTGTGTGTAACACTGTTGGCAGGCATTGTGGTCTTGCCCTTGACCCAATAATAATAGTAGTTCACGAAACTGTCCAATTGTGAATTGTATTTCTGTGCAACAGTGTATTTAGAGTCATCGCCGTACAGTGCAGTCCCTGATACCGTTGATCTTGTGCCTTCCACCCTGTTGTTCCATTCACTTGGTAGGAGCCTTGACTCAACCCATTCGTACACATCTACGCTTGAACCAGGGAATGTTTTACCCCAGTGATTGTGTTTGTATTCCTGTGTGTCCTGCTCGTACCACAACCATTTGACTGTGGAAAGATCCCACCATACCTCACCTATGTGATCTTCCGCCCATGGTGTTTTGAGGTTGGCTTTGTCTCCTGTATTGTATGTCGCTGGATCCCATGTGGTCTTAATGTTGATCTCCCTGTCTGCAACACCTAGTATCCTGCCCTTGATGGGATCGTACAGATCATAGTACTCTATTATTTGTTTCGTCTTTCTGTTGAACTCGAAAACTTTGCCCAGTTTATCTGTATCCATCAGTGCTGTCTCAGTCACTATGTTCTTCCAAGCGTACTCGCCATTGTTTGTGAGATCGTAATATGCAACAGTACCATCATTCACCACTTTGGTGCTTCCGTCTGATGTTGTGTTTCCGTCGTCGTCTGGTGCACCAACGAACACCGTGTTGTCTATGACACAGACTCCTCGTCCAAAGTCATCATTTGCCGTCACGTTGTCTGTGATCAACCTGTCATCAACAATAAATTTAGTGTTGTACATAGTTGCCGTGAACGCTCCGCCGGATCCTGTATTGCTGTCAACTATGGTAGTATCCTGCAGATCAAAAGTCGTCTCTCCTGCATCAAATTTCATTTCTCTTGAGCTCGCAAAATTTTCAGCGCCTAATATTACTCTCGTGCCTGCATCATTGATGTCTAGACTTGTACCAAACTTCATGTTCGTGCTTGACTCTGGAGCACTTATGGTCTGTTGCAACGTGTAGGTATTTGTCGAATCATCTGCGTTCCATTTGTAGTAGTACACGGCTCCCGCATCTGGATGTGACGTACCGTCAACACCAGGAGCACCTATCATGAGAGTAGTTCCGTCTTTACTCATTGCAATAGACTCACCAAATGCAGTGTTTATAGACGACCCGTCGCTCGATACTCCGGTTAATGTTTGTACCAGAGTAAATGAGTTCAGCGTACTACCGTCATTGGCTTGAGAAGTTTTTACAAATATCTCAACTTTACCTGCATTACCTGGTGCCAAAGAACTTACGGCAAGTATGTCACCGTTATCGTTTGCTTGTACCCTGTGTCCAAATCTCTGTCCTCGGCCACCGTCTGGTGCTTCTATGGCAGTCTCTGACGTCCATGTGTCATACGTGGATCCGTCTGCTCCAACTCCCCAAGTGTACATGTAAACTCTACCTCGATCATTATCGTGGCCGGGTGCAGACACAAACAGATACTTGGCAGGTGTCGTTCTCACTGAATTGGCTCCCGGTTCTGATATCTTGTGGGACCATCCAAAGTTTAAATTTTCATTGGCTGTTGAGCCATCCGTGGGTGCGGTGACAGTTGAAAGAATACCATATTTGAATGTGGTTGGCTCCCACATATAAATTTTTACCAGTCCTGCATCAATCTGCCTTGTACTTCCGTCTAATCCAATTGTGTTTGTGTACGGTGCTCCTGCAACAACGAAGTTCTCATCAGTACTGATTGATAACGACTCCCCCAGTCTGCTGGTGTTGTCATTGTTGTCTGTCATAGTTGCCGTAGACTGTGTCTGGAAAGATGTACCTGCGACTGTTGAAGATCTAAACAAGAAGTGTACTTCGCCTTGTCCTTTGCCCGGTGCAGATGCTATCATTGTTCTTCCGTCGTTACGTGCCACGATTCTGTGGCCGAACTCCTGTTCCGTTCCGCTGGCGTCTGGCGATAGAATTATTGCTGATGTGTATGGATCCTGTTTCTCGTACACACGCCAAAGTCCAGAACTGTCCGCGTCCGCGAACACCTTGTCTCCAGGTTGTCCTATCACGTCATCCTTGTCTACGTAATTTTCAAACCCTGTCAAGTCATTGACATTGTCCATCGATGACAATCTCACAGACAAGAATTTGTATATGTTGCCATAACTGTCTGCGGTTGATCCGTCCTCTAATGCTGGGATGAATCCCACGTTGCCCGTGTAGTCTATGATCACCGTCTTGTGGTCTGGAGTAGATGATACCTGGTAAACACCGTTCAGGGTCGCTTCCTCGCTGTTTACTATTGCAAAATAATCGGCCTGTGTGGTCGTTGAACCCGCCGTCAAGTTATGAGAACCTGTGAACGTGATCTCCAACTGTGTTGAATCGTTGATCAGCTCTAACGTTGCTATCTTTATGCCAGCACTGGTGATCCTTAAAACGTCCCAATCACGGTTGCTCTTGTTGGCAACCCATATCAGATCGTTTGCAGTTATGGCGTTCGTGTCCAAGTTGAGGATCTCATCTATGTTGAACGCTGTGTGTTGAACTTGTTGTGTTTGTGGATATCCTGCAGTTTTAAATACCTGTACCGTGTCCCTGGTGACACCTCCCTTGGTGTAGTCAAGTCTCTTGAATGTCGTTGATGCTGTGTATTCAACTGGCTTGTAGTAAAAGTTTTCCTTTACGATGGCGTCTGATCTTGCGTAATCTATCTTGTCATTGGATGTGTCGAGCAACTCAATGCTCTGTGGGTTTGCTGTGATCTCGTCGTCTTTCAGTGTGATCTGTATGTTCTCTATGGAATCTGTGTTTCCGAGGTTGCCGGTACGAATCATCCATTCTGGATAAAGGTCGAGAGTGATGTCCTCCCCCTCATACTTGGCCTTGAGGATTTTGTCTATGGCGTTCTGTGTGCCCTTCTCCCTGATGTAGCCTTGATAGAACTTGTACTGTGACACGTCGTTGACGAATAAGTTCTCTAGGTAGTCCCTGCTCTGGTACCCAGTGAGTCTTTGTGCTAACTGCTGTTGTGATTCGTCGAAATTGTTTGTTTCCAAGTTATAGAAGTCATTGAACTGTGAGATCTTGTATTCGAAGTTGGGTATTAGTTGTGGTGCTGGTTTCTCATTTTTAAGGGTCCAATTTGTTGTCTCAAAAGTTTGACCTGAGGTTTGATTGATTTTTGCCACGTAGAACTTGCCTTGGTATTCAACACTGTCGCCAATCCTGTAGTCAGTGTTGGCTGTCCAGTAAGTTACCTGTGCGGCGTCAAAAACGAAACCTGGTGCGTAGTAGTCACCGTTCCAGCCCGCTGTTTTCCAACCTACTAATTTCAATCTCTGTTGCCTAAATCCTGTGAATGGATCATATACGATGTCAGCGAACACTGTGCTGTTGTCGAACAGCAACACATGTTCCTTCTGTACAGTGTTCAGTGCTATGTTGTAAAGGCCAACTGTGTCCGATTTAATGCCTAGTTCAAAAGTCTTGCCTATCCTTTTGGTTGAAATTTCCTGTATGTCGATCTTCCTGCCACCTGAATCTAACACTGAATAGTCTCCTGCTAGATTACGAAGTTTGCCTACGATACTGTTGTTGGTGTCGAGTTCAAAACCATCCGCCGCTGGTGAAACTGTGACCGCTGACCCTGGAGTCCATTCCTGCGTTGTCCAGAACAGGAATTCTCTGACTGCGTTTGCCCAATTCAACGTTTCTTTGAGTTCGTTTGAGAACTTATTGAAGCGGAACCCCTGTGATTCCAACCAGTGACCATAACCGAACAAGAAGTCTGTTACGTCTTGTATGGTGTTGAACACATGACCATAAGGTATGGTTTGTGTGACCTGTTGGTAAGCGTTGTACTGTTCAACCACCGTCGATCCTTCAACAGATACTGACTTGGTAGTGGTAGTCTTTGTAGGGTAATTGAAATTGAAATATGGCTTTGTGGTACTGTAACCTAAAACTTTGTATCCACCCAGTATTGTCGAACCGTCCTGGCTGATGTCTGTGTTCTTCTCGATAAGCACACCCGAGTATTGGAAACTCTCTACAGGGTTGGATGTCCTAAACAGTATCTTGTAGTTTTCGTCTGGGATGAATTTTGATCCTGAAGTTGATCCCGGTGACACACTGTCTGTAAGTATCTTTATGTTGTCTTTGTCTGTGAACCCTCCCAACTTGTGTAGCAACTGCACAGATAGGTTCTTCATCTTGTCGTAGTAGAAAGTCTTAATGTCTAGACTCCTCGAAGCCAAGTAGTTGACCACATACGGTTGATATCCCGCTGTCTGGTACCTGGTTGTTACACCAGTCGCTAGATCGGTCTCTGTTTCAAGATGGTATCTTGCTGAGGCCAGTGTTTTCCTAACACCAGTTTCCGTGTAGATTTGGTTTCCCGCAACGTTGGTTGTCAATCTCGATGGATCAAAAAGATTGGAGAAGAGTTTTGCTGGTTTGGCCAGTGCCAGAGTCTTTATCACTGTGAATGGATAGGAACTTGATCTCCTCCATGCCGTCTCCGCTGGTGCTTGGTCTCCAAACTTCCAAGCGTTCTTCTTCCCGGTATGTCAAAGTTGTCAACGAGTCCCGCCGCCAATGGATCTAGTAGGTTACCAGATGCGTCAACCGGTAGATAGTCCCTGATCAAAGGTTTGCCATACCTGCCTGGTTCTGTTGCAACTGCATTCCATAGTACATCGTTACCTGATGTGTATGGTGCAGTGCCGTATGTGGCATCCCAATCTGTGGGTTTCTCTGAATGGCCTAACATCTCCCATGGTCTCACATGTGGTGCGTCTGTGTCATAGAAGTATTTGTATATGCCCCTCCAGTACCCTGGCAGATTTTCACCTATCAGTCTACCTTTTGACCTAGCGTAATTGTAAGTGAAAGGTGATCCTTCACTGAACGCAGTGTTGTTTATGTACTGAACATTATTACGCCCCGCCCATTGGTAGAAATCTGGTCCCATCACACTGTCAACTTCTTCAAGAGTGTAATCAGTTGATGTGAAAGCACTAGGTGATACATCATGTATGTCAATCAAAGTCGCATCATAAGTTACTTTTATATTATTGTAAATCCTTTTCTCAAGTTCCAGTATTAATGCATCACGTTCGTCTCCGTATGCTTTGATTATGCTACCGTCATGTTTCCTGATCACTGCTGTGTCAGTCAAATAGGTTGTGTCTGTGTATGCTTCAGGAGTGAACTTAGGATACATTCCAAGTTTAGTTGGTGATGGTGGCATGTAACTTCCTGTGGTGTCGGTGTAGTCCTTAATCACCAACTTATCTCCCTCTGCTAGAGTTTCAGTTATGTTAACACTGTCATCTGTTGTACTGAAAGAGTAGTCTGTGCCCAACAACAACTGCACACCATTCAAGTAAATGTAGACTGCCCTGTTGCTTAGAGTTGTTATATCGTGCTGTGAATCTAGTGCATAGTCCGTTTGTGACGAGCCCATCACAGTGTATGATCTAGTTGAAACATTTTCTCCCCAACCTAACATGTCTTCATAATAGAAAGGGAAAGTGCTATTTCTGCCTGGTGTGATAGCGGCAATTATCTCGTCAACTCTGTCGGCGGCCACACCCTCGTATGCTGTGCCTGTAGCATGTGTCAAAAATGCGTTGTACCATTTCTCGTATTCCTGGTTAGCATAATCCGTCGCTATGAAGAAGTTGGCTGTCTGGTCTATGGTGCTGAAAATAGCAGGGACCAATGGCCCTTCGTGCTGATGTATGCTTCCTCCTTTGAGTCTCGCATCAGGTTGATCTCGTAGGTTCGACACGCCAGGTATTGCCCCCGTCACATCTTGGTTTTTATCAAATATGTCTTTGACATGATTCAATATCTGTCCATAGGTGAATGTGCCCAACTGCTGGTTGAGACTGTTTGTTGCTAAATTTTCCGGTATTTCATATATGCCCTTGTCAGCGACCTTGTCGGCACTGCTGTGTCCTGCTATTCTGATCTGATCATCCACTTCAAGTGCTTTGTTAAATTTTATGTATTTGTTTTTAGTCCCTGTCTCAAGTGTGTAATCTGTTGAAAGTGTTTTCCTGATTCCATTGACTGCTACCGACACTTCAAGATCTGTTAGGTCTGCTGAATTCTTATAGAAGTCTACAGGGAACAACTGTTTCTCTGTGGCATCGACCGTGAAGGTCCTTATCACACGCTGTTTACTTTCGTTTGTTCTTTTTATCCAAGCACCACGTGAGTTGTGTGTTGCCCTACCTGTGGTGTAGTGCAGGTGTCCTTCTGCCAAGTTCTTTGTGATTGTGGTTTTTCCGCTCTTGTACGTGAATGTTCCTGCTGTGTGATCGGATTCGAACACAATGTCTCCGACATTGTTAACGGTGTTGTACTTGACCTTGATGCCCAGCACTGTGTCAGTTACTGAGGTTTCCGATGTTGCGAAAGCGAAAACCTTTGCTCCNGCAAAACTTGAATTGGGATAAGTTGTAGCATCATCAAACTGTGTGTGATTGTTGTCAAACATNGCAAACAATGGTTGTTGATTTACACCTGTTTTTTCTTGTGCTTCTATAAATTCTTCTGTTGTGCTATCATATCGGAAGGTCTTTCCTTGATTGATTGTACCAAACTCTATGAATATGGAATCATTGTCTGCTCGTGTGGCATCGGATGCCTCGGTCAGGTTTATGACCTGTGTGGAGTCTCCCGCTGTGACGAAGTTTACATCATATATTTTGTCCTTGACCAGTTTGTCTGTGTCAGCGGCAAACACCACCCTCATTCCGTCTGCCAGTGCTATACCGTCAACAATATAACCTGTCTGTTTTACCACCCCACTGAATGCGTCTGTTGTCACTGTGTCATACAGTGTCACAGATCTCTTAGCCACTGTCCCGTGATTGTACAAAGCAAGTCCTGATTCGAATTCAATTATGGGTCTTTTTGCCCTGTCATCTTCGTTCAGCGTGGGAGTAAAGCCGCTTACTCTCGCTGTCTCTTCTATGACCGACGTATGAAACCATCTGTTGTACCTAGACCAAGCGTTCCTGTCTTGTGAATCTCTCTTTATGGTAATATAGTCTTTGTTTTCGGGTGTATAGAAAGCCTTAGCATATGGTCTAGAATCGTAGCCTACTTGGTCATACAATACCGTTGATTCTGTTGCATAACTGCCGGGTGTTATCAAGTCTTCAACATCAGTAAGAGTGATAGCATCTCCAACTCCTTCTACATAATATTCTTTGTCTTGATAAGCACTGGCAACCAATGAATTTGTGAACTTGATCTTCATTCCGTTCGATAGATCCAAAGTCCTTAGGCTGTAATTTTTCGCACCCACAATGTCGTTCTCTACATTTATCGCGGTAGTGCTTGTTGCATCTTTGATCTGTAATATGCCGTACATGGCATCATGGTTACCACACTGATAGTATAATGTGTTTGGTGCGCCTGTTGTGGGCACCGTAAATGTTACAGTCCCGTAGTCTGTGCCGTTGTTTGTGACACCTGTATCAAAGATAGTTGATGTTGATCCGTCTGCAGAAACTTTAGACTTGTAGGGTTCAGTCATTATCCAGAAAGGATGTCCTGTAGCATTGACGTTAAATTTGTAAGTGTTTCCCCTGTAAAGCGTGAGTATGGGATTGTTCTCGTTCTCCCTGTGTGTAAAGTTGTAGGCACCTTGTGCCAAGTTCTCAACTGAATATTCGGCTACCGCACTTGGTCCAACGGAATCTATTTCAATGGCCCCAGGCCCACTAGGCATCCAGTAGTATTCCCTGTAGTTGACCAGTTTGTCGTAGTCTATGGCCGGGTTCCAACTATAGACGGTCTCTTTGTTGAGCCTGTCATGGTTGCTGACATTCCCTCCCAGGTACTTGATCTGGTTAATGTAATCATCATATGTTCCTGTGAACTTTACTTGGTCTTCAGGATTGACTGACGTGGTATCTCTGTCTGTGTAGGTCACAGCAGGTTCTAATTGGTATGCGAATCTATCTTTACTTGTTGCAGTGATATACCTGTCACCCACATCTCTGGTGTAGGCATCTTGTCTACCTATGTAGCCATCAAGTCTTTCTAAAGATCCTTTTTGTACCAAAGGATCCATTGTGCTGGCCAGGAATCTCTGATTGGCATCTGTCCTATAGAAAGCAGGAAGGTGCTGTACGGTACGTCTGTACTCGTTGTTGCCTTGTTTGACAACTTCGTTATTGGTTAGTGCGTTGGTTGGAGAGTCTGCCATTAGTATCCTGATCCACTACTGCCGGTGCTTGAACCGGAACCTGTTGTAGTAGAGCCTGACACTGCTGATCCTGACGTAGTGTTGGTCGTGGCAGTTGATGTTGATGTGATCACAGTGCCGGACACCGCCAATTGGTTGGCTCCCAGTGCTGTTATGATTGACACATCATCAACGGTGGCCCCACTGATGAAAATCTCGTCCGCCGCCGAGTCAAGTTGGAACAAGGACCCAAAACCCTGTCCTGACTGGTTTGGCACAATCACTGCTGTCAATAAGTCTGGAGCAAGTTGATTGTGTATGTATGNGGCTAATTCTGTNAAGTAAAAAGTGTCTCCAAAATCCCAGTTGTCCAGTGCGAAGAANTCGTTNANNGCGGCGATCACTCTGGTCTTGACGACTGCATCTGAAACATTGGTCTTTGGGTTCTTGACAACTTTAAAAGTTGCCTGTAGTTGTTCTTCGGCGTTGGAACCAAAAAGTATTTTGTACTTGACCGGGTGGTATATGATCTGATCTGACAATGATTTAAGTTGGTTAAGTGTGCCAGAATAACTAATCCTCAACTGATCTGATGTGGAAGTAGTAGGTTCGCTTCCGCCATCCTGTAGCCATATCCTGTACAGATTATCGTATGTCCTCTCCAGTAGATAAACATCAACTATGTTCGAGACACTGGGATCTATCCTAGTCTCCTGTCCTGCGTGGTGCTTGTATTGGAAGTTGATCGAACTTCTGCCTCTCCTCGCGGTGTAGTCTGTTGTCGTAGTCAAAGTATTAGTCGTAGAACTGTACTTTTTAATCACGTCCTCAGCACTGTCATAGAAGTAAAATAGTTGCTCGTCGGTGTACACAGTGGTGTTTAGATTTATATCTGTTTCCTTTTCCGCAACAACAAAGTTTGTGGCCGCGTATGGTCTGAATCTCTCAATGTTGTCATATGACGTGTACTTCTCGTAGAAAACGAATTTAGTGGACTCCGATAGAGTAGGTTCAACGAATATATCAAACAGTTCTGGATTGTCAACCACACCATCGTCGTCCCCATCAAAGAAACCAACCTTTACTTTCCTGTTGTCTTGGAATCCGTCTGCTTCTGTGACCACGTCAACCACCTGCCAGGTGATTGGATAGCCTATGCTGTTTCCTGATGAAACTATGCTGTTTGTTTTAAGTATTTTCACTGTGTCTTTTACACTCTTGCCTGTTGTGTAGTCATAGATTTTCTCTTCCACATCGTAGTGGAACTTATTCTGTGATTCTGATTCGAACACGTATTCCAGTTTCCTGTATTGCACTGTGTATGTATTTCCGTCATTGGTGAACTTGAACCACCAACTGGCGTCTGCGTTTGTTCCTGCAGTGGATCCTGCACTTGCAAGATCAAAAACTGTGCTCGTGCTCAGGTTAGTTGAGGTGATAACTTTCCATGTCTCTGAATCTACATCATATCTTAATCCAAATTCCTCGTAGGCTTCGATCCTTCCCAATAGGTCTGTTTCCAGTGTTGCAGAGAATGAAGTGGTGAAGGCTGGAATAATTGCGTTGACCACTGATCCTTGAGGGACTATGTCAGCGAGTGTGACTGGCCCTTCTCCTGATTCGAGGTTTCCAACTCCTTCGTTGGCTCCGTCTAGCACCACCGCACCAATCTTGGCCCAGGCCCTGTCTTCGGCGTTGTCCGTCGTTGATGTTACTAGTGTGCCATTTAAAAACTTTCGAGTGTCCGGTGATGTGAATTTAATCAACGCACCCGGTTTAGCGAACTTCAAGTTGGAAGTGGCTGAGTCACCTATGACCAGTGCACCGCCTGATGTAAAATAACCTGTGTTGGTGTTTGTCGAAGTTGTAGTGGAGTTCCATGTTGCGGACAGTGTGCTGACATCCTTAGTGCCGTACTTCAAGTAGTAGAAATGTCTGGCATATGCTTCTTTCAATTTCGCTTCAACAGCCGTGTCTATAGTTGACTGTATGTCGCTCTTGTTGTTGAACGTGAATGTGAACTGCTGTAACGCCTCTTCTCTATAAAGTATCCCATCTTCTGCGAACACACTCACATTAGAGTACGCACCCGTTGGATCTAGTATCTCCTTGGCCCTTGATATACCTGAGGCGGTTCTGTTGATAGATCTCACCTTCACTATCTCCTGTGACGCACTCAAAGGAACCACTTGATAGTCCTCTGCCGTGATCATCCTGTTCTGTGAATAGTAAACCTGTGCGGCTTTCTCTTTGATTGAATCATTAGACTCGGTCGCCGCTGAATTGTAAACACTGGCCTTGAGGCTCACACCCATTGTCAATGACTGCTGTGCACCGTTGGCGTCCGTGTACGGCACGGTCAACTGTACGTTCTGCATGTCAGATGACTGTATCGCATACTTGGCGTTGTCACTGACCCTGTAGTAGGTCCTGAAGTTGCCCAATGGTATGTTTGAGAAGTTGCCATCCCCAAACACCAGATCAATCGCATCGTTATTTTTCGTAACTACGTTAAATGTGTTTCTCTCTGCTTTTGCTAGAGAGTTGTAAATCGCATTGTTGCCAGACAGAGATGGAACTTTCGTCCATGACTCCGACAACTGTCCAAACTGATCTAACTTGTACAACCACACATCGGTATCGTTGATGTTGGATGCATCCAAAGATTTAATGTAGTTAGTCACTGACGTGTCCACTGTGAAATCAGTTTGCTGTAGTGTGCCTTGTTTGAATAAGAAAAAGAATCCTGTGTTGTTGGAACTGTCCCCTGATCCATCAGTCCTGTAAGTGTATGTCAGTCCTGTGCCTGGCACTGGTGATGACTCGAATATTGAATCGGAATCTGTTATGGTACTTGAAACAATTTCGAATCCTCTCGATATGCCTCCTACTGATTTCTGAAATTTGAATATGGGTAGGTCCAACTGGTTTGAGCTCAGGGTGTAGACCTCTGTGCTGATCCCACCTATTGTGCCTGACTCCCTTGGGTTTCCAAACAGTTGTCCTGATTGGTTGGCCGCGTTTAGTATTGCAGTGAACTGTTCTCTGTAGTTTGCGTTTGCCGAGTCATTCCATATGATCGTTGAATTTGCCAGATTTGTTCCTGTGCTGTCTTGAACATCTTGTGTTGTTGATATCGAATCTATCTTCAACATTCCCGTTGCAGGTTTGTTTCTCTTGGCGTTGTAGTTGATCAACCTCGCTAATCTCAGAACCGAGTTCCTTCTCTCCGCAGTCTCTAGGAAGTTCTCCCTTGCGTTGAGGTCAACCCTGAATGAAAGTGCCTGTGCTATGTAGGCTATCAGATCTATCAGTGCAACGTACTCAGAACTCTCAACGAAGTCGTTGAAATCGTCTGGGTAGTTCTCTTTGAGATAGGCCACCATGGTCCTTCTCAGTGTTTCGAAGTCGTAACTCTTGAAGTCCGCCTGTTGGAAGGACTGGTAGATCTTCCTCCAATCTTCCGCTACTAGTAATCTGTTCTGTCTATCTGTTGTGGCCATTGTAATTACAATGGTATTTATATGTTAGGAAATGTGCGTATATTAAGATAGGCGTAACAACGAATTCTCATCGAAGTTGAATCTCAGTTTCTCGGTAATATTCAGAGGAACATACGTGATAGTGGCCTGTATGGCAATGCCCTTGTCCGCTTCCGTGACCAGTATCTCCTCCGTGGCGATACGTGGATCTGCGTTGAGATTTGCAGTTATGTCCTCCACTATAGCGTCCTTTAGGCCTTCTGTGAATGGTTCGAATATGGCATCGTATATTATGGTGCCGAATTCGGGATTCTCCACCCTCTCACCCTTACGTATGCTCAACCTATTGATTAGGTCTTGCTTGGCAACCTCGAAGTCGTACAGTTTGAAGTTCTTCTTGTCCGCACGTGAACTGAAACCCTTGAAGGTCACTGTCTTGTTTGATAGTCCGTTGCCTGATCCTGAATCTCCGTATGCCATATACTATATTTACTCTATGCTATATCGTCCTTGTCTCTTCCGCCTCCGCCTAATCCAAAGAACTTTCCTATCTTCCTCAAATTGTGCCTTACAATCGCACGGCCTTCATAACTTTGAACCAGTCCAGAAACAAAGTTGATCGCTGTCTGTTTGGGATTGTCTATCAAATTCTGTATGGTATTTGCCTTGCTGATGATACCATCCAAATCAACCTTAGGCAATTCTATTTTGTCGTTGAGTTTGACAATCTTGCTCAACTCGTCTGCAACTGCTTTGACTGTTGGCTGTTTGCTTAATTCTTCTTTGATCAGTTGCACTTCCTCCGCTGTCAATTCTGGATTATTCTTTTGAATTTGTGCAATCGCTTCGTTGACAAGTTTTTTCTTCCTATTTGTGCTACTCTGCCTGTCATAAGGTTCATGTGTGACGAAATCAGTCACTGTGGTCTTACCTGGTTTTTTATTAACTTGTAAACCTCTCTCCATGACTGTGTTTCCAAACTTATCAACACCACTTGCCTTTGGTGCCCTAAATGGTTTACGAGGGTCTACGTCTATCAACCCACCGCCAGTGACTTTGATGCCAACTGCGTCCGGCTCTAACCAACCCGGTCCCCATTTATCACTTGGACTGATCGAGTTGAAATGTATCTGTCCTCCCCTACGTCCACTACCCGATGCCGCTAGGTGTATGTCACCTCCCCTGGCACCGTGCAACTGACTGCCCGCGGTGTCAGAACTTATACCGTCTCTTGCAAACGTCCTCACAGAACCTTTCTGTGAACTGCTCAACACACCCTTCTCTCCCATTGCAAAAAGATATCCTTCTGCGTTCAAGGCCAAGTGATTTTCAGAAGTGAAATTAATCGTGCCCTTGGCGTGGAAGTTTATGTTAGTATCAGAGTGTAGGTTGAAGTCTTGACCTGATCTTAGATTGATTCCACCGTCAGCGTACACACTGACCGTGCCGTCCTTGTCCATCTCAATAAATGCTTTTCCTGAACCGTTTGCGAGATACACCACACCATCTGTGTCGTGCATTAGAAGTTGATGTCCTGATGCCGTCCTCAATCTTGTGAGTTGATTGGTGCCGTCTACTGCGCCGTCATCCATGACGAAACTGTGTCCAGTTTCTCTTTCAACTAATTCCGGTGATCCGCCTATACCTATATTTCTTGGCGTGCCGTCTTCTTTGAGTCTCCCTGGGGTATTCCACCCAAATACTCGACTTGGTGATTCCCTACGTGCAGATGAGGTCGTGGTGCCCCTAACTGTGTCTTGCACAAGACCCTGCGACTGCAGTTGATCTGCCAATGCGTCGTTAATAGGATAATTCCATTTGTCAGCACTGGAGACTGTGTCGCCTGGGTCAAGCATGTTCCTATTCTTCTCACCTGCAGGCAGGACGTCCGTGCCATATAATTCTTGTTTGTTCTGTGCGAAATCAGTGTTGTTGGCGGCCACCCTGGTCTTGTCCGTGGAACCGTTGCCTGGTACCATTTGGTTGGTCAAGGGATCCTGAACGCAACCCATCCAGAAGGCATTCGCGTTCTGATTTTCACCCTTGGCAAATATTACTAAAACTGTGGTGTCTATGTCTGGTGGCACTGCCCACAGTCCGTATGACTGTTGCGTGTCCTTGAAACTGTATGGATCGCTTTTGGAAACTGCCCTTAGACTCTTCACACCGTAGAAAGGTGACAGGTACTGGCACCATGTGATCTGTGATGGCTTGGGATCAGTGGTGTTGGTCAGTGCGGCTATGTTGACGCCAAGACGTCCCATCCTCAAGGGATCTGCCGTGGTCTTGACAGTGGCAATATAGGGACCTGAGTCGTTGTCAACGTACTTCTCGTTGAAACTCTTCTGGTTGTCCTGTGAGTCTGTGAATCCCCTTGAATCTGTGTATGCCATATGTTATTTTATCCTCTTACGGTGACGCATTTTTATTCTCTTCCGCGAACTTCGCCGCGGCTTCTTTTGCTTTCGCTTTGACCTTGCTTACAATGTTTTCCTTGATTTGGGCTTCCAATTTGTTTGTGCCTATTATTGCAGAATTAACCAGGCTTATAGGTGCACCTTCGCCAGTCTGGTTGTTCATCCTCACACAGGTCAGCGTCTGCGTAAACTGTCCGTTGTCAATCTTGCTGTCCACTTTCACCACTTGGTACACTCCGCTGAAGAACA